TTTTTCTTATTCCTGTACTTGTTTTATGCTTTGTTAGGTACATCACACTATATCTGACGGGGTCACAAATATGGTTGAACGCATCAACTGGTATCCCTGCTTTTTTATCGTTCCAAATATAATTAGATAATTCTTTTCGCAAATTGTGCGATGTCGGAGTTATCACTATTTGGTAATCTTGCATCTTGGTTATTCCTGCGCTCACACTCCCTGCGCCCTTTTCACATGGTTGAATGTTCAAACCTTTGCGCCTCAAATCGTCTATTAATCTAGGCTCGGCACTATCGGCAATGATTAAATCATTCGGCTTGGTGCATTGTTTATTCGCCTCGAATATTTCATTCGTACCCATGCCACTTGTGGAGTAGAACATTTCGTGAGCATAGATAATTTTCTTTTTATCGTCAACCGCCACTTTGACTAACGTAGTCGGGTCAACACTAAACCCGTAATCCTGACCGTAAACGTATGGCAGTGAAGTGTCAAACTCGCCATGCGTCCAATTGGTGAAGATTGCACCTTGCCTATTCGCCCGTTCACCGCTTCCGTAGATTGTCCACCAATACTGATTAGACTTTCTGCTTTCGATGTCCTCAATTTGGGATTGAGTTAAAAACGGATTGTCTTTGTAAGTAGTTACTAAAGGTGGGTACTTCTCAATATACGGATCTAACCAATGTTCCAAACCTAGTGCCGGGTTATAATCGGCTATTATCTTGTGCCGTGTTCGTGGGAATAGTTGGTCAATAGTTTCTTGTGGGAATTGGTGCGCCTCGTTAATCCAAAGTATATCCCGACTTCGCCCGTGTATCTTGTCTGGTGTATCTGCACCGTAGTAGTTAATAACGTTCCCGTTTAGTTCGTAGCTGTGGTCTGTCTTATTGTGAAACTTATCATTGTATAGTTCCAAACTAAGTAAAACGTCTTTAAAGTCCTTCCAAGCTGTTGCCTTTAGTGCCGTAAACGTATCACGAACCAAGTCTATTTCCATCCCCGTGTACATTAAACAATAGTCGATTAGGAAATAAATAGTGGCGTAAGTCTTTCCGCTACGAGTTCCACCTTGCAAAAGGATTATTCGCTGCTCGTTAATCTTGTCATGTAAGTAATCAAAGTTAGGATTGGCTTTCATTTGACTTCATAAATGGTGGGAGTTCTTTTTTGTGAACCTCAACATTTGCGTTTACATCTAATCTTTGGTTTGGTTTACCGTGCATATATTCAAACCACAATTTTACCGCCCAATGCTCCCCCTCATCTAATCCGCTTTCTAAAGCTGAATAAGCCTTTGGCGATAGTGGAGTAAGACGTTCAACTAATTGTTGCTCATCTGCCCTTGTTTTGCGTCCTGCGTTAGGTCTGCTCCCTCCGTGTTTACTCATCTTGATTTTTTTTGATTATTCAAGTTGGTGTTTAAATTTTAGGACAAAGTTAATTATTTAGACTGAATAAAAAAACCGCACCTTTTAAGGGATGCGGCTTAATTATTTAAAGTAGCGATAGTTGGTTCTTTTCAGTGACCGCTGATGCTAGGTTCTTTTTAGCTAAATCAAAGTAACTTTCTTTTAATTCAAATCCTATTCCTTTGCGTCCCATCTTCACGGCTTGGTAAACTTCGCTACCAATACCCATAAACGGAGTAAATACGGTATCGCCTTTGTTGCTGTATAGGTGTATTAATCTTTCGATAGTGTCAAGTTGTAATGGACAAATATGCTTTTCGTCTTTATCGTCACGACCATTTCTGTAACCTTGCAATGTATTGCCGTAGTCAATATCCATCCAAACTGGCGAAGCGTATTTTTGCCATAAGTCAACAGGGATATCCGTATTTGTAACTGGGTCAACTCTTTCTCCATCCTTTCTAAAAATTAACACATAATCGGGAATACCAACTCGGCTCATGGTGCTATCCTTTTTTACTTGCTTGTGAAGTAATCCAAGGGCTTTAGTTCTTTGCATTTCAACTACTGGATCTTTCCAAATGGTCACACGTGAATGATAAACAAATCCGGCATTTTCAAAAGCCCGTAGTATCATTCCGCTAAAGTCACGAAGTCCTATAAATCCCTCTTTACCTTTTTGAATAGGCAAGTCCATACAATGAACCGCTACATTTCTGCCCGACTTCATTTTACGGTACAATCCATCAATAAGAAAACCGAATTGAGTTAAAAACTCATTATAGTCTTTTGAGTTACCCATGTCCTCTAAGTGACTGCTATATGTGTATAGTTCCGCAAATGGAGGACTGAATACGCTAAACCCAATACTATCGTTTTCTAGTTCATTAATCAGTTGAACACTATCCCCACGCTTGATTTGATACCATTCGTTTTTTAGTTCGGTAGTGTCATAGTCTGCATGGTTCATAACTTGACCCATTAAATTTTCATTGATTGCCGTTGCCATTTCTTGTTGCATAAGTTCAAATTGTTTTTGTTTAGTGTCAATGGCTTGTTTTACATTTGCCATTGTATCTGTTGTGATTAAATAAATGTTTACTTCTTGCTTTTGTCCAAAACGGTATGACCTGCGAATAGCTTGATATAATCCCTCAAAACTGAAATCTAGTGAAGCGAATATTTGATTACGGCAGTTTTGATAGTTCATTCCAAACGAAGCTATTTTTGTTTTGGTAATCAATATCCTAAATTCGTTATTGGCAAATCCCAAAAGTTTATCTTTCTTCCATTCGTTTGTATCGCTACCTTTTACCTCAACCGCATCCGGCAATAATTTTTTGAGCATTTCACCCTCTTCATTTTGCTTTATCCAAATAATGAAGTTTTCATCCGGCTTTGAGTTGATAACCTTTACAACTTCATCTAATCGCTCGATTTTAGTAATTCGCAATTCGTGATTAAAGTTGGTTGCCGATATTGCAGTTCCATTAAATAGCTGACCGTTATCACGTACTTGAGTAACTATTTGATTTTCTTCAATGTTTAACTTTGGCAAGTCATATCCTATCATTTCAAATCCGATGTCTTGTGGCTTGTTTAGCATTATTGCCCACGTTCCGATAAATTGGTAGAATAGTTTAGTGGCGTGACCTTTCAAGCGCCATTTTGCTGTTTCGCCTCCATCGTGTACAAAGTACATAGCTAACATTTCATTTCGGCTCATAACGTCTAAAAATTCGCTATGGTTGCCAAGTTCCATTGGGTCATTTGGGGATGGTGTTGCAGTGCAAGCTAATTTATATGGAGTTCTTTTAAATAAGTCAATAATCTGTTTTTTGGTTTCGCCCTCAAAGTTTTTGAGAATACTACTCTCATCCAACACAACACCTCCATAAATTGAAGTGTCAATGTTATCTAATTGCTCGTAGTTTTGAACGTCAATAAATTCCATTGATATTCCGAATTTTGCGCCCTCTTGTTTTGTCTGTCCTACAACTGCCAAAGGTGCAAGAATTAGCACTGGTTTACTTGTTTGGATGCTGACCTGATTAGCCCAATCTAGTTGCATCAAAGTTTTGCCAAGTCCACAATCTGCAAAGATGGCATACTTCCCGGCTTTCAATGCACGTTTGACAATGAACCGCTGAAATGGAAATAGGTTTTTGTTTAATTGGTTTTCGTCAATATCAAATCCCGATATTACGATGTTTTTCTGTTTAGACTTTAGAAAGTCTAGGTACTCTGTTTTCATAGTTGGTTTGGTTTTGGTTGGTGCAAACATAATATTTTTAATTAAATTCCAAGTTTTATTTAATCATTTAATATCCAAACTGAAATCGGTCGTGAGTGCGAAGATGGATTTGTTGACTTCACATAACCACGATGTTTGATTACTCCGCTATGGTGAAGATTATGGAATACTGCGCCCCAAACATTATTTGTTGACGGTTTCGGGTTTGCTGTGCGATTATAGCCGTTAATAATATCCTCCGCAGTAAATGTTCGTGTTTTGCGCTTTACGGTACGTTTGGCATAGCTAAAGCATTGTGAGTAATAGTTTGCTTTGTTTTCGGCTACTTGGTTTAGTGCCTCTTTTTTGGTTTGTGGTTTTTTCATAGGTTGGTTTGGTTTATTGATTTTTTAATTTGGTTATAACTTACATACTTTCTATTGACGTACCAATGGAGTGTTGAACCTTTTACTTTAGGTGTTAAAGGTAAAAACCGGTCTGCTAAAAATAAAGCAGTACCCATGAATATACAGTCTATGCCATATATTTTCATGTAGAATGTTTTGCCTTGTTTTTCAATTAATTGTATCATTTAGTTGCGTATAGCCAATAGTTAGCTGCTATTTTACCGACCACTCCGAAAGTTTAGACTTGACAACTAATTTAAGTTCATCAACTTTTGACAATGGACAGCGAAAAGCAACCGTTTTAGTTTGCTCTGAATATTTAGGTTTAGCACCCGAACCTTGCCTAATGCCTCCCCTTGTATTTTTTCTATACCATTTATGACCGCAATTGTAACATTCTAAATCATCGGTTAAAATGTTTTCACTTTTGCATACAGGACAGCATTTAGGCTTTCTCATATCTTTTTAAATTTTATAGTTGATATTGTGCCTTTCCATCCATTTTCAATTACTTGCATTTTGAAAGTACCTTTTGAAGTGCCTAAAGCATTTATGTGCTCTAAACAATTAGTCATACAAGAACCAGTTGGAATGTTTCCAATAACTGAAAGGCTATAACCTTTGTAATTAATTTTTTCTGCTTTCATAGTTTTAGTTTTTAATTGTTTTACCCATTGTTAACATTGTTTTTAAAATAATTTTAATTGCATCAACAGCCATTGTATTAGCTTGTTTGCTTGTTGCACCTTCCATCATAAAGGCTTCTTTTAATATTGAGCAACAAATCATAACAGTATTAGGATTTTTGTCGCTTGCAATTTTTTGTGCTATTGTAAAACTTAACTCTTTCATTTTTTAAATATTTAATTTCTGAGTGCAAATATACAACCTTTATTTGAAACTGCAAACTTTTTCAAAGATATTTTTAAATTATTTTCTAAAGTGCTGAAAATCAAAGAGAAAAAAAACAGCAGCTAACACGCAATTGGCAAAATAAAAGCCATCAAGTGTAGTGCTAACCATCAACAGTAGTGCAAGGCTTTTACTTCGCCAATCGCCACCGTTATAACCAATAGCTACGATACGGCTTCGTAACGAACTTTTAGCCCTAAATACATGGCAATAGTATATTCTATAATCGCCCCCTTACTATCAATCCAATTTGAAAGCATATATATCTCATCACATTCGCAAAGGGCTTTTACATCTTCTTTCATGTAGCTATGCCAGCTTTTATCATGTTCGTGATTTAAAGTCATTGGGTTTACTGTTTCAAAGCCCTTTGCTTGTAGTTCTTTTTCAGCTTTTGTAAATAATCCGGGGGCTTCATTTTCGATGCCCGAAATTTTACCGCTGATGTAAATTTTTGTTGCCATGTATTTTATCGTTTTTAAATTAAGTTTCTACTAATTAATCCGCCCAGCATATAACACGTTGTATATGTCAGTTTTGCCAATTGGCTTTTGTGCTTTGAATGAGAGTATGTGCGTGGCAAAACCGAACACATACAACCAACCGTTAGCCGCAAGCCTACGACAGCTCCGACTCATCAACATCTTTTAATTTTTCAAGCAGTTTTATTAGTTGCTCAAAAGCCTTATCGGACACCGTAAATCTAACTTCATCAAGTCCCCGCTCTCGAATAATTTCGCCTTCGTTAGAATAGCGATAAGTTGGCTTATCAACTAAAAAAATTAACTCTTGATGTCTTACAAATTCATCATCTGCTTTTTCGTCTTGCTTTTTCTTTTTAGCATAAACTATGTTTGTTCTTACTGATACTAATGTGTTCATTTTATTTTAGTTTATGAGAAAGGCCAGCGGCTAACAGCGGTTTTGCAATAGCCGCCTGACACATCTCGGTTAATAATTAAGTTCTTCTTTGGCGGCCATCGCAAAGCCGCAAAACGTTATGCGTAATGGCTACCATCCTTCCATTACATAAGTTATTTTGCAATCACCAACAAAACCTTTTTGATAATGTAGGCAACCGACAGGAAATCCAAAAGCAAATCCGTGTTTACTTCCA